AACTATTAGCCACACTTGATTGCACTATCAAACTGTGGCCTGTTTCCATTACAATTTTATTTCCTGCCATATACTCAAAACTAGACCCAACGGGTATTGGAATGTCTTTTGCAAGAAAAACCATATCACCAGCGTTAAGTTTTATGTCTGCAAGTATTTGAGTCGATCCAGTGTTTGCCAGCGTTAAACCAATCACAACTGTAGTGGTAGAACTTGGCACGGTAAAAACAGCCATATCTGAATTAGCTAGGCTGCTATCACCGTTAAACACCTTATTTTTAAAGGTATTAGCCATGTCCTACTCCTTATACATCATCAAGCAAAGCGCATACGATGACCTCTGCGGTTGATGCAGACGATATAGCATGTATATCTGCTACTGTTGTGTTAGGCAATCTCGCCGTAAAAGACTCGCTTGGACCTATAGTGATTCCGTCACCTGCACTAGACGATGCTGTGCCAGCATCTAAAACTATGTAAATACTACGGCTGTTTGTGTCGATATTCTTGATAAACAAAAACTTTACCTTATCGCCTGTAGCTACAGCAGTAGGTGCAGTGTCGTCATCTACGGCTGTATAATCAAGATAATTTCCAGCGATTAAATCTGTGCTAGAGTTAGATACGCTAGTCTTTTTGTAATACCACTTATCATTGGCATCACTAGGGGCAACGGTCGTGCTTGCTGAAAAAGTCTTTGCAATTTCATCTGGCAAAACTGTCACTTGCATTGTCACTTGAGCATCATTTGCCATCTTGTACTCCTATCATCCAAGCGCGATTGCTAATGCGGTAGCCGTGCCAGCCACCTCTGTGTTATCTGCTAAATTCAGTGAGGCCGCAACCCCAGTAACAGCGGCTCCAGACCCAGCCCCATCACAAAACACAATGTCAGTCGTTCCATTTGGTATCGACACTGTGGCTCCTGTTCCTTGTGTTATGGTAGCCGCTCTGCTACCAGTTAAAGAATTTTTAATAATAAAGAACTTAGTAGAAGTATTTGGCGCGATAGTTACGACATTTGTACCACCTAAATCAGAACCGCTATCTTTTAAATTTATAACAGCAAACATTCCAGTCTGCACATTACTTTGTCCAGACGTAGGTGAAGCGGCTCTTATCGTTAAGTCGGTAGTTAAGTCAGAAGCCGTAAGGTCAGAAGCACCTAAAACCCTGTCAAATATATCAAAATTAAAATTAGTAACATCCCCCCAAGAACCAGATAATTCTCCGGTGGCTGGCTTTTCTATACCTATATTCGTACTAAACGAACTTGCCATTCATTACTCCTACGCCGCTTTGTCTATCCAGTTTGGAGTTTGAGAAGTTGTTACATCTGCCCAACTCGTTGTATTTGTTGTAACTGCTGTCCAATTTGGAGTTTGACTCGGAATTACATCTGAATATACGAGAACTATACCAACATTTCCTGTCGCTGTAACCCCTGTAATTAAATACTTTGATTCTAGCGTGACTGTACCAACTGCGCCAGTACCAACATTTCCTGTTAAAGAAAGTAGAGATGATGCGGTAACAGACTCGTTAACCAAGCGCACTGGTGCCAACATTTCCAGTAACAGCGACTAAAGCTCCCGCAGTGACAGCTTCATCACCAAGACTCGTTGTGGCTACCGCGCCAACACCAACAACATTTGCAGAACAATTTGTCTGCTCTTCACCAAGAGCAGTTGTGCCAGCTACACCTGTTGGTGCAACTACACTTGTACCCGTAACAGTAACAGAGTTAATTAAAGCAGAGGCAACTACACCTGTAGCTACACCATCAATTGAGGGAACTACAAGTACGCTACCAACAGAGCCTGTAGCGGAAACACCCGTGACAGTAACGGGTATGGCTTGGTTCCAAGCTAACTGACCCCAAGTGCCTCGACCCCAACCCGTTACGTTCGTCACAGTTAACTCACTATGCTATGCGTATAATAGCGTTACTAGCGTCTGCTGTCGGAAACTGTATAGTAAAAGTCCCAGAAGTAGAAGTCTTATTAGATGTAAAGTCCAACACAGCCACCGCTTTGTTACTGTTGGTGCTGTTATATATTAAAGCACCCATTGCAGTAATTGTTGCTGTTGTAAAACTAAGATCCGCAAAATCAGTAAGGGCTGTCGTTCCAGAAGTTGACGGAGCTACCTTAGTAAGTGTGCCGCCGCCTGTAGCGTAGGTTCCGCTAGAAGCAACTTCGCCCGTTGTAGCGAAAGCGGTAGTAGTTGCACCCAAAGTGGCTGTTGTGCTGGACTTTCCTCCACTTCCCTCTGCGAATAGAGCTAATTTAAAAGCATTACCATTTGTTGCGAAATTATGTGTACCCAGCATTAACTCTTTTTTAAATGCTGTACACATTGCTTGTGCGATAGCCATTACAGTCTCCTTATAATATTTGCTAAGTCCTCATGACCCGCTTTAGCTAAAGTTTGCGTTATCGTAGCTCTTTCTTGCTTTTTTGTAAATTCAACATATGAGTACAAAACTTCTCGAATATTCTCTCTAAATAATAAAGCCTGTTCTTTTATAACAGGGGGAGCGTCATTCGAAACTAACAAAATTTTATCTAAGACTAAATCAACTATTTGTTCATCTGATAAACCTCCGTGGTCTGAGGTCATCACATTAACGAAACCAGCAGTTCCTGTTCCTAAATCAAGCACGTCCATTTGCGCGATATGTCACGCCCTCTATATCGTGTCTTCCAATTAGAACTCCTTCGGTCTGTTGAGTTTTCGTAAACTCTTCTGGCTCAGGAGATTTTAAAGACGTTTGCGGTACAATCATAAGACCTTCTTCAGAAAATCTCTGAACTAACGGATCTTCTAATCTATGGTATCCGTATAGTTTTTCATTTTCAGGAACATTAGAGTCTAAAAGAGAGGAGTTTTGAGAAACTTGCATTTTTATGCCTTTAGTTACTCCTATAGCACACCAAAACTCTACACAAGCTCTACCTGCTTCTGCAAAGGACACGTTTGATTTATATGTAAAATCAATACCATAAAAGCTAATACTTGCTACCTCACTATAAACACCAAAAGCAACAGCGTAAGCAACTGTGTTATTAAAATAACAAAATCCTAGTTTTTTTACTACATCCTCTAAAGGATACAGCTCAATCGCAGGAACTCTCTTGTCCTTTTGACACGAATAAATTGGTGCTTTATTCTTGCTTAAAAATTCTCGACCAACTCCTGTTTGAGACCCTGCTAGCTCACTATCTAAAAATCTAGAAGCTGGGTCCATCATAAAAGTACGGTCTACATGAAAAATAGCCCCTATGCTATTTATACCCCATACTTCATCGAATTTATTAGAGTTTATTTTAGCGTTTACAAAATCAGCATAAGTCGATCCTAACCCTACAAGAGCTATAGACTTTCCTTTTAAAGGATATTCTGTTGATTTTTTCTTCTTCATGTTCGAGCCGCCCTAACCATACCGTCTCTATAGTTGTCTGTATTCTCTATAGCCTCACCATAGTTTTTAAGACGAGAAAGTGACTCAACAAACCGACTTTGGTAAAGCGAAAGAATATCTGCTTCACCCTTCATAAAGGTATACGCTTCTATTAAGCTACCATAAAGCATTGCATTTGGAGCATTGATACTAAGCCACGTCGTTGTTGTATCACTTGTTGTAGATACTACAACACCTGTTGCTCCACTCGTTCCGCCTGTTATCGTTTCTCCAACTGTGAAATCTGTACTTGGAAGAACGATCCTAGAGGTAGTGGAGGTCAGAGCCTCACTAATCGTAGTAGTAGCCCCGCTTGTTCCACCTGTTATCGTTTCATTATCTACAAAGGTTCCACTTACACTACTTACAGTTAGCACAACCTGACTATCTGTTAAACTAGAGGGGCGATAAAAATAATGTAATTCTGCACTATACGCAGCGTCAGGAGTGGGAGCTAAAATAAAGTTTTGATAATCATACAAAGCGTAATATTTTGGAGTTCCTGTTGTCGCTGAATTAGGATTATATTCTTGAATAAAATTCACATCCCTGTGCAACAAGAACTCTTTAGAACTAGAATTGGTGACAGATAAGCTAAAAGAAGCTAAATAATCTGTGGGAACTGCCAAAAATTCGTTATTCAACGTAGTTGACCCTGTTACGTTTTTACGAAAATAATCTAAATCAACTGCTTTTAATATTCGTTCTTCCGCAGAAGTGATAAAATCAACTAAATGAGAAACAAAAGCGGCTTCTTGGTTTTCAGTGTAGTCCTTAATCGCGGTTTTTAATGTCGTGTATGTATAGCTCATGGTGTGTTCGCCGTTCCGCCCATACCACTGTGGTTGGTGCAATAGTAATACAATGTTGGTGCGCCAGAAGCAACCGTTATCTGAGTATATGCTCCTGCACTTCCAGGAGTGCCATTAGTAGTAACACCTGTTGTATATTGAGAGCCACCCCCATGTGTGCCATCAGAAGTTGTCGATAGCCTTAAAGGATGACTTGAATTACTGCTGTCTGATTGATCGAACCTGTAAGTGCTACCTTCTGACAAACTGACGGTATCTTGCCTAACTCCATCAATATAATATTTATTAGCCCCAAGATAAGAAGCAACTGTAACAGTATATGTAGCAGCTATACTAGTGCCTGTTCCAGAAGCCGTAACAGTGCCTACAGAACCTGTTGCGGTAACGCCCGTAACATTTGCACTAGTAGGGGTTACAACATCCCCACCAAAAGTTACAGTACCGACTTGACCTCGGGCAACTGGAAAAGGATCTTCAAATCTAAGAGTAGTTTCATTTAAAACAGGAAATTTAAATTTAGCGTTAAATATATTACTTGTATCGGGACGAGGTTCTTTTAAAGCCACAGCGTCAGAAACATTATTGCTAGGCTCTAATTGTGGGTGTTTTGCTTCAAATTCAGAGATATGAACAATTAAACCTGTCCATTCCCGAATTCTTTCCGAATACGGAAACCTCATTCCACTTCTATCGGAAATGAAAAGAGCATGTTTTCCTCTAGCGTAAGCCATCTAAGTTAAGACCCTTGGAACTAATTGAAGACTTGTACGGTCTCGGTCTTCTGAAGCGGCTCTAGTAAATTCTTCATCATATATAGCTTTTAACACTGTGATTCGATCAGGAGCTACTTTTATAGATAAATAATATGCTAACCCCGCTACTAAACAAGGATAAAACCTGAAGGGAACGTCAAAATCATTTGTATAACTATCTGCATCATCAATGCGAACCAAACGATAATAGATAATTTGATCAGTAGAGTTTTCAGGAGTTTGCCATAAGTACAGAATAGGGTTTACTTGACGATCTACAAAAAACTGGGAAGGCTTACCAGTACTTGTTTTATTAGGTAGGTTTAAATACGCACTTCGTGATATTCTATCAACAGATGTGTCCGTACCGCTTCGACGAATAACCATTTCAAGAATATCAATAGTGTCTATGCCTAAAGTATAATTTGCAGTTCCAGCTGTTAGCGTTGTAGTAACTTGTTCAACAGTAAACAAATTAATACCCCTATTAGCCCATTCTGCTAACATAATATTTAAAGAACGTCTAGCACTTCTTAAAGAATACCCTGTTTTACCCTCACCCCCACAACGCTCGTAGGCTTCTTCGATAGCCTCGGTCACATCAATATTAAAATCTCTGGAGTTAGAAACAGCCATTACTTATCTTCCGCATAAAGATTATCGAATATCTGATTTACATCCATTGTATAGTCTAAATCTGATTTTGAATAGTGTATATGCTG